GCACTATCTTGTGGAGTACCGTTCTGGATGTTCTGTGAGTTAGAGTATAAGTAATCTTGGATCAAGTTTGATCCTGCAAGGAAGCGAAGGTCTGTACGACGTTGCTTGTACTTACGTGGAAGAGCCTTAAGCGCTGAGTTGAATACAGCACGAGAAATTACTGCACCCGCTGCATCTACTACACGACCAGAGGTCTTAGCTTTCTTTACAACACCATTAAATGATTTGTAAAGAGCATCGGTTGTTAGAGATTCGTCACCGTTAAGAATAACATCTTCGATGTCATTTCCTGCTTGTGTCGCCATCAAACGTGCAATGTGATCTTCTAGATCTGCACCCTCGATGTTATCTTCTAGTGATTCTGTTGAAAGCTCCCAGTCCATGCGTAGCTTCTTTGTTGTTAAAGAGATCTTTGAGAAAGTTACAGCTGAGTTAACACCTGTATTATCTCCTTCGGATGCAAGCTTAACAAGCTTTTCTCCTACTGACATACGATCAATTTCTGTTGTGTCTGACTTCATTCGAACTGTACGTGCGACTTTTCCAATTACGGTTGAATCGAACATATAGTCTAGGAAGCGAGCTGATTGTTCTGGATTAAGAAGACCACCGTTGCCGTTTTCAGACGCTGTGTGTACTCCTGCTCCTCCAGTTGTTGATGCAAAACCAGTTGAGGCTGTTGTGCCTGCTGCGATTGCTTTTTCTAATGTTTCATTACTCATTTTTATTTCACCTACCCTAGTTAAATATTTCGTTTACGGAACCGAGGAAAGAACCGTTCCATTTTGATTTGTTTACTGCTGGTGCAACAGACCCGCCAAGGTCTGAGGACTTTTTAATTGCTGTATCGCCTTCTACGGCATCTACACGCTTTTGAACACCATCAATGGTGCCCTTTATTTCTGTGACAGCGGCACTAAGTGCACTGTGCTTTTCTGCTAACTCTGTAATTTGAGCATTTACGCTCTTACTAAAAGTCTCTACAGTTTCTTTGATTTCTGAAACCTGTACTGCATTTGCCTCTGTAGCCTTGCTAAGAGTATCTGCAAAGAATCCCTTTAGGTCTACTAACATTTTTGCAAAATCAGGTTCTTCAACTGCAGCTTCTGCTTGAGGAGCATCAACCGACTTAAAGACATTTACAGAAGCAGAGTCTGCATCTTCCACTGAGTTATCAGTGTCTGGTGCATCTTCGACTGCAGGTGCATCAGATGCTACTACGGTCTCTTCAACGATTGCTGTTTCTGCAGTTACTACTGTTGAATCTTCAGCTTTTACGTTTAGTTTTTCCACTTCATTACCTCCTTGTACGTTAACCTGTTTTGCTATTGTTTGTATTCCAGGTAACGGAACTCTTGACTTCTTAAATGAAGCAAGAATCTTATCTATCTCTTTTGATTTGTTTATGTCTGAGCTTTCGACCCATCCAATTAGCGTAGCTTCTTTTCCAGTAACTGGAGAAGAATACGTTTTGTCTGTTGAGATAAAAACAGAATCGCTTTCTTCGCAATAAAAAATATTTTCTGTAACTACATCTGCTGCCATACCTTTAAATACAAGTTGGCCGTTCATTTTCTCTATTGAAATAATATTGCACATTTCGTTTGCTGGAGAATCAACAATTGATAATTCAATTAAATCATAATCTTTAATAAATCTTACAGTTTCTCCTGTTGCTTTATTCATTTCATTATCTGACTCTTTAATTTTTCCGCCAATTGAAAAACCTGAAAGTGTTCCGTCAAGAACTTTCTCCCATGTATCTTGTGCGCCTTTAGAGATATATGATGTTACATAAACTCCATTATAAAATTCTTTTGACTTTTGATCGTAATATGTTTCTGGTTTAAAAGAAACTACTTTGCCTACAGCTAATGGTTGATGCATCTCTCTAAGATTGCCTCTAAAACTTTCAAATGCTTTTATGCTTGCTTCTGCTGTTACAACGTCACCTGTTTGGTCTACGTTGTCTAATGTAGCGAATCCAGAAACAGTTCTTGTCTCCCTATTCACTTTTGTGAATGGGACAGACAAATGAATGTTTTGGCCATTGGTCGACCACTGTGACTTTTCAATGTTCATATGCTTAATTTTAATGGTTTATCTACTATAAAGCAAATAGCAGTTGATTAGGGTTAGTCAACCCTTTTTCCGTCACCCTTTGCATTTCTGCCTTCTCCGACTTTATCGGAAGATGCAGCAGATCTTTCTGAATCCCTAGCCCTAGTTTTCCCAGCAGTTGCCTTTTGATCAGCTGCTTGCTGTGGCTTTAATTCAACCATTTCGTCTCCGCCGTCAACAGGAATCATTCCTTTTCTAATTCTAACTTCATTAGGAGTAATTACCTGCATTCTTAAATATCTTTCGTCTATTTGAGACTGGGTATCTTCGTCAGTCAAAGTCAACTCTTCGAATTTAATTTTTAATGCATCTGTCTTTTCTTCAATTATTGAATTAATTCTTTTTTCAAGTCTCATTTGAGCTGGACGGCAAACCTGCTCTTTAAATGTTTTATCTGCATCTCTAGCGTTTGCCAAAGATACGCCTTCTGGAACACCAATTTTATTAATTGGGACTCTGTGTGCCAATAGAATTTCATCTCTATTTGACTGCCTATAAATATTAAATGAAGACTCTTGGGCACCAGCTTCAACTGGTTCCATTTTAAATTCAACTTTATTGTCTTGAGTGTCGGCTGGTAGAGGAATATATAGTGATCTGTGGTTTTTACCCTTTAATCCAACTTGGAAGAATTCAAGCAATTTCCTTTCTGACTCTGGAGAAAGCTTTGCTCCCTTAACTGTAATAATATATCTTGGTACCGCTTTGTTTTCAAAGTAGTCAAGGTTGTATCTGCCAGCAAATTCATTTCCCGCAAGTGACATCTGGGCTGCTACAATATCTGGAATACCGTAGTAATTATTCATTGGGGTATATTTCTTTAAATGAATGATTTCGTTTGGTCTATCCTCTGAATCGCCAATTGGATTAATAGTTTCTGTATCTCCAAAGTTTCTAAAGAATACAGCTTTTCCATAAAGCAATTGCATAAATCCATCTCTAAGTCTTCTTACACGCATAGTTTTTGCTGGTATATGGCCAATATAACCAATGTCTCCGCCTGTAGTTCTACCAATTTCGAGGTAGCCGTTACCAGTTGCTTCTAGGTCTGTATACGCCTTTATTAATGTTTCGGTAAATGTATCTTCCTCATTTGTTGCATCTAGCCAGTCTTGAAGATCTTGTTTTAATTTATTTAGTTTTCTACGAGCTCTATCTAATTGCTTATCATCTGTTATTGCATCAATGGCATCATTCGTTTTTCTTGTCTCCATAAAAGAATATCCAAGACCAACAATATTTGCCACCTTAGCATTAATAGCTGCATAGTTGTATGTTGAAACTTCATATATTTGAGAAAGATATTCTAGATTATATACTGGTTGTACAAGGTCGAACATTGCATAACCAGTAACTGCTGATTGCAATAGATTTTGTTGTGTTGCTGCTCCATCTTTACCAGTAAATGATTTTGCAAAATCTCTATTTACTTTTCTTTTAAAGTTTGTTCCAAGGCCTCTTACTTTTTTAAGGTCATCAATACCAATTGCAAATGGGTCTACGTGTTCTTTTTCTTTCTTAAATGAGAATAGGTCTGAACTATTTTTAACAGATACCTCGTATGTATCTTCTGGTCCGTCTTCTAAAAATTGTGTCATCTTACAGATCCCCCTCTTAAAATTGAATCTTTATATTCTCCAATATCTAATGGATCTGGAGTAAGGCCCCATTTAAGTCTTTCGTTTTGATGCTCAAATTCTTCATCATCAATTTTTCTTCTGCCTGAAAGAAATTTAGGCTGGCCTTCGCTAATTCCATAATGTCTAACAGAATCTGCGAGTGCGGCAATTTTAGATCTGTTGCCTTTGGTTGATGTTATAGAAAGGAAATTTCCATCATCATCGCCGATCCATCGACCATCTGGCATTTCCCATACGTATATGCCTAGGCGTGTCTCTTCAACAACTTGACTTTTTTGATTTAAGATTTCCATATGTTAACCAGTTTACCATTATTCTCAACAAAAGTCCATCTTCTGTCCTAATCTGTGACAATATTTTAAAAATATTGCAGGCTAAACGTCAAAAGATCTTGTGAAGTAGGCTGTGTTGTCTAGGCCAGTAGCACTTTCTGAGAAAGTTATGCCTGGGTCTTCTATGGTAAATGAATTTTCTGAGCAATACAGCTTATAATTCTTTAGGGCTTCTGGAGCGGTAAATGGGGTTTCATAAAATGCTAAATTGCTATAGGTATTAGATCCACCATATTCCGACCCACTTTGGTTCTGATTTAATTTAATATTTGTGGCGCTTGCGCTTAGCACTATTAATATGTGATGAGATACTCCACTTAATAAAAATTGGGATACGTTGGTGGATGTAGTTCTATTTACTCCATTGACGTATATTGCACTAATTCCATTTTTTGTTATTACCCCGCTATTTGTCCAGCTTAAAGAGGCTAAGGCTGATGAGAATAAAACATTCTTACCTTCTCTTGGAGTAAAAAACATTTCTATTGTTCTTGGCTGTATTGGAAGGTCTACCGAAAAGCCATAACCAGATTGCATGGTCAATCCGTTGTATTTATTTTGCATTCTTACTGGGTAGTTATAATAACCCAATGAATAATCGTAGTTTGAATATATTTTACCCCCACCATTATCAGAATAAAAATCTTTATTTGAGTATAAGTCAATTTCCAATTTATCAAAGTAGGGGAGGTCAAAAGATGAATCTAGAGTGTTCATTGTTACACGTATGTCTAGTATTGGACCAGATAGGTCTTCATTTTTATTATAATATGGAAGAGTAGAATTGTTTTTACATACTACCCATGGCTGCCCTGGAACCTTAGCTTCCACTAAAATGTTTTGCACATCTTGGCCATAAGATATCCTAGAAGAAACAATGTTCTCTGGGTTTGGCACATAAAGTCTTTCTTCAAATACAAAAGTTTTTTCTTCTACTAATTCTGTCTGGGCAAATTCTATTCTTTTATAAGTTGGATTATAGTATGCGTCTCCCGAAACTATAGAATCTAAGGATTTAGATCCAGGATATCTATATGAAACTGCTGGTTTTAAAAACACAGAATTTAATGAAAACAATACGCCGTTTTTAGAATAAACAATTTGTGAATACTTAGTTTCTTTATACCCAGCTAAATAATGTGCTAAAATTTTTGTGTCTTCTATTTCATAATTATATATTGCTGCCGAATCTACTACAAATCTCTTTCCAGTATTTGCTGGACCAATTTTAGGAGTCATGGATGCATTTGTAAATTTAAACCCTGCTGTAATAAATTTTTCAGAAACCAGAGATCCGTTTATATACAAAGACATTTTATCTTTAGAAAATATTCCCACTATATGCATTACTTTAGTCTTGGCTACTTTAGACCAGACTTTTTCTTGCTCCGTGCACTTAAATATTACATTTTCATTTTTATAAAATAAACCTATTTTATTTGTTGCATCTCCAATGATTAAGTATTCTGATAGGTCAGAAGGATCTGGGCTAAACCATATTTCAAATGCAAAGGGGTTGTCTGGGCTTTTAGAATTAGCAATTCCTAAAGCTTTTAAAGACAGATCAATATTTTCATTAATTTCAGTACCTCTGACGCCAGCTCCTACTATTGGAAGAACTTCCATATCTGAAGCATCTATTGCGTAGCCCTCCATAGAATTTCCAGAGTAGTCTACAATGGGTAGTCCGCTAACTGCTGCATATGAAATTCCATTATCTTTTAAATCTTGATAGGTGGAATACAGTGAAGTTAAGTTGCTGTATAAATTAGTTTCTCCAGAACGAACCTCATCCAACAAAAAAAATGCAAGTGGGTTATCTTTTAAGACAGTATACTTATATGACATGTCTTACTTCTCTTCTAGGGCTTTGACTCTCGCTGTAAGCTCTTGTACGGCTTTAATTAATGGTGCCACAAACTGATCATATCTTAGGCCTTGCAT